TACATTAGCTAATGATAACTTTCCTTCTTGATGGTACTTGTTAATCACAGAGAAAAGGGTCAAATTAATGTTCCCTTTCCCTATTGACTGACAAGTCATATCTCCTAATCAATTTATGATACCAGTACTACCTATATATGCTCTATCTAATAGAGTATACACAGAGTTAATACGGCCCATAAATGAATTATTAGATATCAGCATCTTTCAAGAAAGAGCAGAGATATTTTTAGCTCTAAGTGTTGTCACTTTAAGATATTCCACACAAGGAATACTGGCAACGACACTTTTTGTTGCATTTATAGGTACACCAATATCTTTCATTATCTGAAGATATTCGTGCGCCACATCTGCATCAAAAAGAACTAAATCATCACCTGTGATTTCATAATTACTATATCATTGAAGATCTCCAAATAATAAGATAATTTGCATTTTCTTATAAAATGGAAGACTTCTTTGATAAGCAAGTTGAACCAAAAAGTGATGAGTAACAGCAAGCATATTGAAAGAAGATAATGCACCCATTGGCTGTCCAACGGCGTAACGTAAGTTAACACCGTGTCCAGCACCAATAGTGTAAGATCCATCTTCAAATACCTTAGCTGTCCCATTATCTGGCCCTGATGAGAAGTTCACTCTTTCTTTGATCAAAGTGGGATTACTCTCACATTGTTTCTTGAAAGATAAAATTTCTTCGTCAGTTCAGGCTAGATAATAGTCTCTGCCGACCATCAATTGACTTCACAAATCAGTGACTTTCTTTCCAATAATTTTAGAAAGGATCACTTTTTGTAAATCAATTGGTAGTCTATCAGTAGCAGCAGACAAATCATAACCAAAACTACGACCACATTTAGATTTTTCGGCTGCTCTCTTTCAAGAAGCAACCTGATCTTTTGTACCGTCGTTTGGTAATGATGCTAGGAAGTCAGTAAGCATATTATGTAATGGAGATAATATGGATTGAGTCCATATATCTACCATTGCAAATACTCTTACTTTCCCAGCCGCCTCCAATTTTCTAGATAACTGACCTACACGGGGAAGCGTACCTACTTTTGAGACTTTATATTGATCTCATAAGCGAGTACCACCTGGTAGTTCAAGTTTAGAACTAAGTATAGAACATTTTTCAACAAGTTTATAATACTTGAAGATTCCTGTTCACATATTTAGCAATCTAGAATAACCAAGTTCATTCATGTAATCTAATATAATCTGTCCTAAACCTGCTTTTGCAAGTAAGTATGGATCATTAAAGATTCCAAGTCATGAAACTTTGGTTGTTGGAGACGATGTCTCAAGTAATAGCATTCCTGGATCAGATTTTAAAATAGATATACGAAACATTTTCTTTGAGTTCTCAACTAATGTTGCCAACTCTCTAGAAACTCTTTCATAATTCTTTTTATTACCTGAAAAAGGATCCGTTATGGTTGCTAACTTCAGTTTTCCAGGTATATTCACGATTCGATAAACAGCATAAAGAGTTAATCAAAATCTTATAACAGATGTTGATCCACTCTTCATTGCACGTCTATCGTGTAACGGAATATATCTAGGAAATCCTGAAGCAGTTAACCTACGGAGAGATAAAGAAGGATCTAGTTCACGCAAAGATTCTAATTTATTTCCTGCTATTGCCTTTTGTATTGCTAATTGGCTAAACTTAAGATAAGAAACAACATATTTACCTCCATGTTTACGATTCATTCGTAAAATGTAGTTAAAGAAGTTGTGAATCTGTCTTAAACGAAAGCTAGTTCTTCCTTGTCTTCCAAATATGGCTAGAGAAACTCTCCAACCTAATCTAGAAGATAAGGCTAATAACTCAATAGAGTTATTAAGCGATACCATAGGCTCTGATTTTATCGTATCTCTAAATAGATCTCTTAAAGATATAAATTTTATATTTTTCATTGATTTATTTAGTCTTAGTTTTACTTCTTTGCAGAAGAATCCTAAAGATACAATAAAGCAGACATCTCTATCAAGCTTTGGATAAAAACAAACCAAAATTTAATAGAGATGACCTATTTCCGTTGTACTCTTGTGAAAGAGGACGGGAAGTAAGAAGACTGCTTTAGCCCTAAAGAAAACGAATTGTTAGTTATTTAATCGTGAAATTAAATAAAGTAACAATAAATTGACTTTAGTAAAGTTAAGCTTCTTCTTATCCAACAATTATACATCTCAGTAAGATTTACCTCAAAAGAGGGCCTTACGGGACATATAAAGATGTCGAATAAGTGATGGTATGAACACCAAAGCTTATTTCACATCCCAATATTCTATGACTAAAGCATTACATTTAAATTATCCTACCTCCCTTTCGGGTTGGGGGCTTAATTTAAAGAGTAGTGAATAGCTATAGAAAACGGTTTGTAGGGTTAC